TTGGGTGCACGCTTCAGTAGACGTGCCTGGAACTGGAGGCTCTCCAAAACTAGATGAAATTCTAGATATTAAGTATGTAATGACCAAGGGTGGCTACCTGTTATTTGCTGGTAGTTATACCAATCAAACAGCATCTACATCACAAGACCTATTTTTTGCTTGTAGTTCTGAGGGTGAGATAGTTTTTTATAGTGGCAATAGCCCATCAGATTGGTCATTAGTAGCGCACTATTACATAGCAAAACCAGTTGGATTTAGAGCTTTTATCAGAGTTGATGCTGATGTTTGGGTAATTACTCAAGATGGAATAGTACCATTATCTGCCCTATTTCAAAGTGATTCTGTATCTGCATTAACACTTGTAAGCGGGAAGATTAACCCTATTATTTCCGCTGCTGCTGAAACCTTTAAATTCTCTCACGATTGGGCTGGCTTTGTATGGCCTAGAGGTAGAAGAATCTATATCTCTGTCCCGCAATCTAGTACAGAAAACTACTTCCTAGTTTATTCGATGGATACTAGGGGCTGGACTATTTTTAGACTGTTTGACGGTGCTCACGCTAACTCATCCTGCTACGCCTTTGAACAGCCGTTTTATAGCTCTCTAACCGGAATAGTTTATCAGGGAGAGTATGGTCAGGCTGACGCTATAACCTCTACTTCAACTGGTCAGGCCATTACATTCTCTGGTCGTACTGCATTTAGTTTTTATGGCAGCAGGGGCAATTACAAAGCCTTTAAAGACATCAGGCCGTTGCTAAAAGTTAAAAAAGGCGTAACCCTAAGTCTAGGACTGGATACTGATTTTAAGAGATCGGCAGTGGTTACTAGCGTTACAAGTCCACCTAGTACATTTACGGCGTGGGGTAGTCCTTGGGGTAGCCCTTGGTCTGCTGATGTAGAGTATACGTTTGATAGGTATGCTGTTAAGGGGCAGGGGCATTGTGCAGCAGTAAGATTTGGTGGTGCTATTAAAAACACTACCTTAGATATTTTTGGATTTGAAATTCGGTATGATTTAGGTGGTCAGGTATAATTATGGGAAACGCACCAAGTAAATGGACAAGAACTGGGCCTGGTACTTACAAAGACCAGTACGGCAACATTTTAAAGAATCAAAATAGCACCCCTACAAAGAACATGGTTCCTGCTGCTGCTGGAGGTGGGAATGCATCTGGGGCGCTAGCAAAAGATCCTGCACCAGCACCTCAAGGAAATGCTAATACTCAAAAAGTAGATGATACAAAATTTAAGTATAAAGAGAATGAGGAAGCATACGCTGGTTTAACTCCAGAACAACAAGCTAGGTATAGAAGAATTTTAGCAAATAAAGATAGAACTCGTGCTAACGAGTATTTAGCTAAAGTATCTGGCAAGCCTGTTATTATGCCAGGGCAGAAACCTACTCCAGCAGCCGCAGCAGCAGCAGCGCCAGTAGAAGCTCAAGCAGCACAACCAACTCCTGAGTCTGTAACAGAGCAGGGCTTTATGGGTGCTGCTGATGCTTATGGTGGAATGCTTGAGCGCTTTCAAGGCGAGCAGTACCAGCCTAACTTTGAACAGGAAATGCAGCGTTCTAGAGAAAACATAATGGGTCAGTTTGAGCGTCGTAATGCTCAAGCCTTTGCTCAGCAACGTCAGGATTTTGACACAGCAATGGCTAATAAAGGTATTGCGCCAGGCGGTGAGCAGTACAACAGAGAGCTTAAAGCACTGACTGACAGACAGGATATGGCTCGTCAAGAGGCTATGAGCGCAGCAGAGCAATCAGCTTACGGCGTGCAAGCTCAACAGTTTGGACAAGCCAATACTATGGCTATGAGGCCGTATGAGCAGTTTGGTGTATTACTGCAACCATACCTTGCTGGAGTTGGGGCGCAGTACAATCAGCAAGCTGCTGAGCAACAGCAAGGTTATGCAAAGGAGCTTGCAGCGCTACAGAACAAGTATAACTTGCAACAGATTAAGGCTACACCTCGTGGCGGTGGAGGTGGCGGAGGCGGTGGTGGTGGCAATCCTTACGCTGCTTTAGATCAGTATATAGCGCAGCAAATGATGGGTGGTTATGGGCAACAGCCACAAACACCAAATCCAGTTGCTAGTGGAGTACAAGGATTTGCTACGAGTTTCGGTCAGGGACTGGGGTTAGGACTTGGTAAAAAGGTTGGAAGCTAATCATGGCAGATACACTATTTGACGCATTGTCAGGTTTAAACATGAGCGCAGCCGAAAACCCATACGGCATGGCTGCAATGTCACTTGGTCAAAGCACACCTCAGCTTATAACGCCCTACACCTCCACTGGTAAGGCTATTGGTATAGGCCTTGGTTCTGTATTGCTTCAGTCGTTACTTGGCTACCAGGCTAGACAAGAAGCCGCTAGAGATACGCTAGAAATGAATACCCTAGCCAATCAAATGATAAAGATGCAAACACCAGAAGAACGCACTTCGTTTATTGGTGGCGTTGATGACCCAATGTATCAGGGACGTTTGTCCACGCTATCAACTGCACTAATGCAGCAAGAGGCAGCTAGAAAAGTTAAGCAAGCTGAAAAACTAGCAGACTTAACTACAGCAGCAGAGTTTGAGGTAAGTCCTCTTGCTGAACAAGTAGCTGCAACAAAAGCAACAAGAGAGGCAGATGCAAAGCGTAAGTTGCTACAAGCATTAGTTCCTGGTGGCTCTGTTAGCGTTGCTGGTGCAGAGGCAGCTCCAATGCCAGGTGCTACAGAAATGCAAGCAAAGCGAGATGCGTTAATTGCTCGTGGTGTTGCTATGGGAATGACGCCCAATGCAGCTTTAGAGTATGCAGAAAAAAATACCAGGTTTGAAACAAAAGCAACTGGAGAAGCTGGAAATAAAATAGAAAAGTCAAGAGAGAGAGGCGTAAACCTAGAAGAAATTGCTGCTACAGCTAGAGCAGGAATGGAAGGCGCTGGCATGACTGGCGGTATACTTGCCGGACCAAGGCAGTTAGCCTCTAGGTTAGCTGCGGTCGTAAGTCCAAGCGAGCAAGAAAAGCAAGATTTTCAAAAAGTTCTTGATAGCGTTAAGCCTCGAATAGTGCAGATTTTGCGATCTCCTGGTGCAGTAACAGAAATGGAGAACAAATTGCTAATAGGAGCTGGCCCTAGTTCTAACAATACCCCTACAGAAAACGCTCGCATTATTGCTGGCATGGAAACAATAGCGCAATTAGAGCAAGACTACGCTGACTTTTTAGAAGCCTTTGTAACTCAAAAAGGTAGCTCAATAGGTGCGGATACTGCTTGGAGACAGTACAAGAGCGAGGAAGTATTTCCTGCTGGAGTTTACAATCCACAGCGACAAGATTGGAGTTCTTGGATGGCCGAAAAGGGAGGCGTAGCTAGTATTGGTATGGCAAATGTTAATGCCGTTCAGCAATCAGGAGCAGAACTTGTTTCTCAGCTTAAATCAAAGTATGGGACTGATTGGAAAACTAAGCTAACTGATACTGAAAGAACTACGTTAAAAACACTTGTTGACGCAGCTAAAGGACAGTAATGGCTGATTGGTTAGACGAAGCTGAATCATTGTTTGCAGAGCCGGATATGTCGGCTATGTTTACCCCTGCGCCAGCAGCTCCAGCACCTACACAGTTGCAAAGTTTAATAAATCAACCAACTCGTACGCCTACTGACGTAGAATTGGGCGTAGCTCAATTAAGGGCTATGTCTCCGCTTGAACAAGCTGCGGCAGATTTAGAAGGTCGCAAGTTATTATTTCAAGAAGGATTAAGCTTTGGCGTATTACCTAAAGTTGGGGCTGCTGCTACTTCGCTAAAAGAAGCATTATATGGAACTCCTATTACAGAGGCTTTTGGGCAAGCCGTTACTCAACAAGACATATTAAAAGAATTTACTAGGCAACAAGAATTAGAAAAGGAAAATTTAATACTTGGACTTACTGGTCCTGAATTGGCTGGCGGATTAGTTTCTCCTATTGGGCGTTTATACACCCCGACTAAAGTTGCAGCGGGAACTCCCTTAGCATCAGCACTGGCAACTCGTGGGTTAAACATAGGCAAAGCCGCAGGTACTGGCGCTGGTGCTGCTGGATTGCAAACATTCTTATCTACTCCTGGCACATTGGAAGAAAGACTTGCAGCGGCAGGTGAATCCGCTGAAACTGGAGCAATGTTTGGTGGTGGATTTGGCGCATTAGGCGAAGGACTTAGCGCTGGATTATCAAGGCTAGAAGCACCTGGTATGGGCTTACAACGTAAAGCTAGAGGCGCAAGGGTTTCTGATTACAAGCTAGCTAAAAACGCTATTATTGAAACAGTAGAAGGCGATACTACTACTCAGCTTAAAAAGAGTTTTGATAATCTTATTGAAAAAGGCACTCTTGGTAAAAGCATAGATCCTGAGTCTATGTATCCAAAGTTACAAGCCGCTAAGGAAGCAGCAGAAGATTCAATTCAATCTGTTCTAAAAGGAGCAGAAGCTAAGGTAGGACCAGTCCCTTCACCTTCGTTTGATAAAACGCTTGAATATATTTCTAAAAATATAGCAGCTAACGATGTTGATAAATACCTAAACGAAGTTATCAGTTTTCAAGATGCTTTACGTCGAGAAGGCAAAGGAAGTCTTGTATATTTAAACCAGCAAAAAAAGATTGTTGGTGAAAATTGGAAAAACTCACCTCAATCTGACCCTGGATTTTGGCGCACTCTTTACGGAGATATGAAAGGGCATATTGAAAAGTATGCGCCTGAAGTTAAAGACCTTAACAAGCAAAAGCAAGACTTGATTGTAGTTAGCCCTATTATCGAGCGTGGATTTAAGGCTACTGGTGCTGATTATGATATCGGCAAAGTAATGCAATTATTATATACGTCTGGTGGCGCTGGTTTAGCTGGAGGGGCAATTCTTGGGGCAGCAACCGGAGACACCGAAGCTGGTATTTTAGGCGCTCTTACTTTGCGTGGTTTAGCTACTCCTAAAGGGCAAAATTTACTTGGTAGAGGTTTGCAAAAAGCGGCACAAAGCGCTTCAAATATAGGAACTAAAACAGCCACATCTGGACTATTAGCTGGTCAATTAGCTAGTAGGCCAAAAATAGAACTTATTCCTAGAGAAGCTGCTGTAGTTGAAGAAGCCGCAATGCCTGAGACTGGCGATTGGCTTAATGAGGCTGAATCTTTATTTGTAGAGCCTACACCTACATTAGCCCCAGAATCAGTTAAGGTAGGCAAGCAGAACATTAGCATTCCAGAAGGCGATGATTTTGCTTCACCTAGCTTTGTTAAAGCTGTAATGAAAGTAGAGTCAGGTGGCAAAGCTGATGCTGTTAGTCCTAAGGGTGCAAGAGGCCCAATGCAGCTTATGCCAGCTACAGCTAAAGACCTTGGCGTAGATATTGATGACCCAAAAGAAAACATAGAGGGTGGCAGCAGGTATTTGAAGCAGATGCTTAACAAGTATGGCAACAAAGAGCTGGCACTAGCTGCATACAACTGGGGGCCAGGTAACGTTGATAGGGCTATTAAGAAAGTTAAGGCTAATGGTGAGCGTGCAACCTGGGCTAACATTATGCAGTCAGTTAAAGTGCCTATGGAAACTAGGCTATACGTTAATAAAGTTTTGAATAACGAAAGAGAAGCATAGGAGATAATTATGTGTGCTTGGTCAGGTGGAAGCTATACAAAGGGTAATAACGGTACTGGTGGTTGGGCTGGTGATGCAGCACTTGGCATAGGCATTGAGGCGGGGCGACATGATACGCAGGATAATGATTTTGCTACAGGTATCAACCAGTGCATTAACAAAGATGGCTCTAATGCTTTTACTGGCAATCCTAATCTTGGTGGGTACATTCCTACAAATATCGGTGCTGGCTCTGCTGGCGCTCCTGCTATATGTCCAGGTAACGATGTAAACACAGGCATGTACTCTGCTGGTGCAGACTTTCTAGCATTTGCTGTAAATGGAGTTCGGCGCTTTTACTCTACTGGCGGTCACACTGCCATCGAAAGCAATATAGCCAGCAATTTCGCGCTAAGCGTAATTAACGCTAATACAGGTGCCAATAGTTACGGACTAATAATTGACCAAGCCAGAAGCGCTTTTGCTCTTGCTGTTAGAGATAACACTAATACATATAGACACGTTTGGAACGCTGATGGCAGCTTTTCTATTGGTGGCAACGGTAGTGCATTAAATTGTAATACCTCTGGTGATATTTTAATTAACAAAACAGCAGCAAATACGACAGATGCAGGAAGTTACTTTACCAAAGGTGGAGGCGCTACAAATCCTGCTACTTTGGCATTTGTAAAAACCGTCAGCGGATTAGTAAATGGTATTGTAAACTATTATGCTGGTACATACGTTGGTGGAGTTGATTTTAGTAATACAGCTACATCGTTTCCTACATCATCCGACTATCGACTAAAGGAAAATGTAGTTCCTATTTCTAATGCTGTTACCAGGCTTAATCAGCTAAAGCCAGTGCGGTTTAACTTTATTGCTGAGCCAGATAAGACGATTGATGGCTTCCTAGCGCATGAAGTTGCTACAGTAGTACCCAACGCTGTATCAGGCGAGAAAGATGCTGTAAACGCTGACGGTACCATTAAGGTGCAAGCACTAGATCACAGCAAGCTAATCCCGCTACTTGTTGGTGCGCTACAGGAGCTTAGCACCAAAGTAGAAACTCTTGAGTCTCAAGTAGAAATGTTACAAACACAGGTGGCAATAGGATGACACGTTTAAGGCTTGTCAGAGTATCGGAGTTTAACGGTGCAACTATGGGCGTGTTGTGTGTTAATGACATGCCTGAGTTTGTAACGTTAGAGGATGCCTGGCGAGCCAATGAGCGTAGGATCAGTTGCATACCAGTAGGCAGATACAAAGTACTTCCAAGGCAGAGCCCTAAATTTGGGCGCACTTGGCAGGTAATGGATGTACCAGAGCGTGACCATATCCTCTTTCATGCGGGTAATACGCATAAGGATACGCATGGTTGTATCTTGCTTGGTATGCAGTTTGGCAGGGTTGGAGATGAGTCGGCTATCTTAGCCAGCAGGTCAGCGTTTAATCGCTTTATGGATCTGATGGCGGGTACTCCCGAAGCAGAATTAATTGTAATTGATGCTTACGGAGGGGGGCGGGTTCACTAATGACTGGCGATATTACTGAGCTTAGATACTGGCTTGATATTATTATTAAGGCTGCCATTGGCGTGCTAGTGTCAATTATTGGATTAGACTATAGAGCGGTAAAGAATAGTCTGCATGAGCTTGAAACTCATAAATATACTGTTACGGCAGAGGTGCAGGTTATTCAGACAGAGCTAGCTTACATTAAGGGTCGGCTAGATAAGATTGATGCAAAGCTGGACAAGGCTTTAGACAGATGAGAGCGCTTTTAGTGCTGCTGGCACTAACTGCTGTAGTTGAGGCTCAGGCACCTAGTTTGCTGGGCATTTGTCACAAAGATTTTAACTGTAGCGGCGTGGAAAGCCTTTACGCTGGTCAGGATAAGCTAATTGTTAGCTGGCTAGAGAACACGTTTGGGACTGAGTGCAAGTGTCTAGAATCGCTGTTAAATGACGCTAGACCAAAGATAATTAGAGCCCACCTGATACAAAGCCCATGCATGAGAAACAAGCGTTGTGGCCGTTATGAGGCTTTATGGGGCTATACAGCGGCATCAGCCAATAGGGCAGTAAAGAATCCAAGAAGCAGGTTAAGAAAAAGGTTTGCTATAATACTAGAGCGATTTAGGCAGCGGATACAGGGTAAAGAGCTTACCTGTTACGTTAGCCCCTGTCTGGAGTGTGACCTAAATGGAAGAGCTAGAGGAATGCTTGCCGATATTGTATCTGCTAATTTGCCTATGTGTAACGTTGTGGACAATCCATACAGGCAACGCTGTCTACCAGGATACACCTGTGAGCAGCATGGAGTTAATCCTCGTTTATCTGCCCCTTGTATAGTTGACCTAGATGGGATTGATGGCACTACGATTGACCTAAAGAAATGGGTGGCTAAATACCAGCACTGTGATTTATCCTTTTATTGGGAGCTTTGGATGAACTGCATAAGGGGTGACTTTACTGACCCTAGAAAGCGTAATTGCAGGTATCCAGTTAGTTTGTTTGAATCAACAAGGGAATTATTATGCCAATACTTTTATCCATTGTACGACATCTGCTCACTCTAGCTGCTGGTAGCTTGCTTACTATCGGTGTTAGCGAGGATCAGGCAGAGGGGCTTGTTAAAGCTGCTGAGCCTGTAGTTGCTGGTGCTGTACTTTACGGTGCTACTCAGGCTTGGTCAGTTATTGAGAAGAAGAAGCGTCGCTAAAAACTACTACTGCGGTAGGAGCGTATCTTTTCCGGTAGCTTTATTTCTGTAATTCTTTTACGAATTTTAGCTACTGCATCCTCTCTGTCTAGTAGCATAGAGCAGATATAGATTAGGTTGTACGGCCTGGGTGAATCCTCAAAGAAAAAGCCGTTTAATCCCATAGAGTATTTTAGCGTAAGCTCTTGAGATGGAGCGCAATAATCTGCGATAGCTCTATCTATTACGGCTAGCCATAAAATATGTTCTGGTGTGGCTTCTTGTTCTTCAAAGTATTAGAATACTAATGGTGGCTCTTTCATTTCACCAGCTTTAGAAAATCCTCTATGTATAGCGTAACCAGCCAGGGGCGATTATTCTTGCGGTGACATACTATAGGCGTTTTATCTCCGCAATCCCTCGTGGCTTGGTCTATAGCCTTGTCCACGTTTAGGTTCTGCACCATCTTGCACTCAATATGGTATGATGCCAGTTCTGTACAAACGACGTCAGGATCTCCGTTAGCACCGCAGAATTGTTGCCCACGCCTGGCGGTAAAGCCATGCTCTTTTAGTTTATTGGCTAGCTCTCGCTCTGCTCTAGCGCCCTTGGCTCTCGAGTTTACCATAATGAATTGGTGAGCAGTCAGGGAGTTTATAACCGTACTTTATGGGGATCAGACATCGTGTCATCACCATTATTTACATGCGGTAAAACCTTTTCCCTGCTGCTCATAAGTTAGTAATAAATCTTATCTGAGTTAGCTACTGACCAGCGGTTACAGTCCTCTGCTGACCAGATTGTGTCCAGTGTAACATACTCTTTTGTTGCTGCGCTTGGATTATTTCCGATTAAATTCTTGTTTTCGATCCAGACTTTTAGCGGAGGTATATCTGCGTTCATTTACTCCATTTCCCCATGTGGAAAAACAAAATACAAACACACATTAAAAAAACTGAATCCCAGTGAATCATTATTCCTCCTTCGGCGGCTCAGGTAGCGGCATCCAGTGGGTGACTTGATCCTTATTGTAGTGTTTCCATCCACTGCACTCACTAGGATCTCCTGATGCAGTTTCAATAAAAACATATTCGCTTGTCCCGCATTTTATCCATGCTAATACATTAGTGTTTCGATCTGGCAATCTAGTCCTTACTGAAATCCAGTTATTAAGAGTTGCTGAACTACTGACATCCACCATTTTGCTGACATCGACAATATGCTCGCAAGTATCCGGCATCACCTTGCTGACGCCAGCAAGCTGATCCTGTAGCTCTTGTATCCTAACCTCTGCTTCCTCTAGCGCTGCGTGCGCGTGTTCCTGTGCTGCTTTGTAGCCAGCTAGGAAGCCATTCGATAGCGGCTCTCTGTAAAATAGATTGTTAGTTGTCATGGCAGCATACTCCTCCGCCATCTCTTCAGGTGTCTTACTCATCTTTTAGCTCCTCCTTCTTATCCTTTAAATGCGCCTGTAGTGTTTGGTGCAACGTGCTGCGACACTCTCGTTTATATCCCTTTTTACGTGGCAAAATTGCTCCTACGAGATGTCTAGCGCCATAGTAAATATCTCGCAGTTTATACCTGACACGATTACCAAAGGTTTGACAAAACCTAACGCAGCGAGTTAGCCAGTGCGCCTCTACTTCGTGCATAGCTTTACTATAGAACTCAGCTTCAGCAACTAAATCTTTTATCTTTTGCTCTGCCTTTATCAGTTCTTTTGTTTTTTTCTCAAGAAACAATCTTTCCGTTACAAGCAAATCGCCTCTCCCTCTGCTTATCTCTTCATAAAAGCATCTAGCAGCGGCATATCCTTTTTTGAACTCTTCGCTTGCCTCAAAGCATGTCTTGTCGTCATACTCTGCAAACCATTTTAAATCTGACTCAGCCGCTTCTTTTCTTTTGTTTGCAAGCTTTTCTTTCCAGTTTTCACTCACGTTTACCTCTCAAACGATTCCATATCCCACAGCTTATCCTGTGACACAAACCAAGCCTCTTTATAGCCTCCAGGATTAGCTCTAACGCCCATTTCTAGTGCAAGGTAGCCTTCCAGCCAGCCCAACAGTTTAACGCTACAGCGGGTCACATATGTCAGTATGTAGCGTCTATCTTTTGGGTCATTATCTCTAATGACTAGCTTGCCGTCCTCTTTACGCACTGCCCTAACCTCTACGTCATGCCCACAATCTGCAACGTTTTTAAACGTGCCATGGGTTAGCTGTACTTTTTTGCCTAGCCACTGGGATACTTTAAGCTCTGCTAAAGCTCCTACAGTGTGTATCTCTAGCGCATCAAGTACAGACTTAACTGGCATTCTATCTTTGCAGCCTAGTAGCTCTGCTTCGTACTGCCTAACCTCAGCAGACTTAACAGCTACAAGCATTTCCTTAAAGGTGTAGGGCAGTGTGATCATGACTAGAACGGAAGATCATCTAAATCTATATCCACTGGCTTAGTTGGCTTTGGCTGGCCGTTAAACCCACCAGAGGCCATGTGCTCTACGTCATGCTCTGCTCGATTGCTTGCGTACTTTACAGCCTCTTGCAGTAGCTCTATTAGCTTTTCTACTTCCTCTTTGTAGAGGTACTTAGTTTCTACATACTCTCCAGATTGTTTGTTCTTGTAGGTCTTGCGTACTGTAAAGCTGTAGCCACCGTTTTTAGCAGGCCACACTGCTACGTCTAGTCCTCTGTCTCTAAAGTTTTGCACTGGTTTATTCATACTTTTCCTTACTTTATTTACTACTTTTTCTACTACTTGTTTTATCTCGACAACTTGTCTCTTTTTCTGATATCCTGTGTTTATCATATATTCCGACCCCGTTGATTGCTTCGTTAATCTTCGGGGTTTTTTATTTCCATTACTACATCCAGAGCCCAGCGCAGTCCTTCCTCTTGTCCTTTCTCAAACTCAGAAAGAGGTTCCTTGCTGGTTTCTAGTTGCTTAATCAGCGTTTTAATGTCTTTCACGACCTGATTTAAGACGTTCGATGTATTGTTCAAAGCAATCCCCTATCATGTCTGTGATTCTTAATTGGTGTTTCTTTGCATAGTTCTTCAAATAGGTGACGAATTTCTTTTCCACTATTACGGTGAATCTCATTGCCCCTTCCCTGGGTGCATCCTGTCTTTTTTCTATCTCTATTGTCATATCCTATAACTCCTTTAACTCTTACTAATAATCGTAACCGTTTACGCTTCCAAAGCTGAATCATCCTTAACTCCGTCTGTAATGCACTGCGATAATCGTTGTAGTCTAATTGGTGAGCGCCATACTGTTTCGTTTATTTGTTTTGCCTCACAGTTTCGCAAGTACCGCTCTGCTGCAAGGCGCTGATCACCGTCAAGGCTGCTGGTATCGTAGAAGGTGAC